GGAGGTTCTACAGATACAGGTTGTGTCTGTGTGGTTGTGACAGTAGTAGAAACTGCATTTTTATTAGCTTCAAGTTCAGCTTTTAGTTGAGCTTTTGCCTCTTCAATGAGTGCCTGTCTGTCAATTGCGTCAGCTTGAAGGCCTTTCCATACAAACTCCAAATCATCTGTATTTAGTTCGGCGGCCTTTTGGAATAACGCTACTTCGTCCACATCTCCATACTTGCTTTTTAATGCATTTAACTTCATGTCAATTTCAAGAGATTTTTGTTGATAGGCAAGTTTTTGTAGAAGCTCATTTTCTGGTGTGGCATAAGAGAGTGTCCGATTATACGGGTTCTGCTCAGCCTGTTTCATGGCTTCAATGAGATGTGGGTTAGCCCTAAGGTAATCAAACAGTTCCTTTGCCTGAGCAAGTTCTTCACGCTGTCTTGCAAGTTCTTGCGTCTTTCTCGTGTAATCTGCCTGTCTAAGGCCAGATTTTTTTAGCTCAATAATTTCATCAACTGTCATCTTACCAATACCAGGAATATCAAATTCACTAGGTACTGTGGGCTCTTCGGTGGCAATCTCCTCAGCAGGTTCTTCTGTCTGTGGTACGACTGTTGCAGCCACCTCTTCAGTCTGTTGTTCTGCCTCTTGACTTGTTTCCTCAAGTACGGAAGTGTCAATAGCAGTTCCTTCATAATTCTCTAACATATAATCCCTCCTGCCAGTCCTCTTTGGGGTGTTGGCAAATTAGCTAGATCATATCCGCTATTTCCGGATATTTGCTGAGTAGTTCTCCAAGCTCTTCGTCATCCATGGTAGCTATCTGTTGGAGAAGCTCCGGCGGCAGTTTTCCACTCTTTTCAATCTGGAGTTGCAACGCCTTTGCTTCGTTTAATCCTTGCTGATAGCCTTGAGCCATAATTTGATCTCGCTTGTACTCCTCCTCTTCTTGTTGTAATTTATTCTGAATTTGGGCAACAGCTTGTCCTATCTGCATAACCTGTTCACCCAAAGCCTGAACTTGTTCCATAATTTGATTATTAATGCCTTCCTGCTGTTTCATATCAATGTTTTCCTGTTTGAGTTTCTGGAAATACTGCATTATTCGCCTCTTATTTATATCTGGTAAGTAATCAAGTACCGCCTCTCTAGGAACCGCTGGCATACCATCTTCAGCAGGAGTTTGCATCAATCTAATCATCTGGTCTAACATATTCGTCCTTGACTGTTGCATCATGCCAACGCCATTGACACGAATTGCATAATCGTATTTCAGTTGCTTTTCTGGACTGATTTTTAACATGTTATAACTTGGTTCGTTTCCAGTAAGTTCACCAGTTGGCACCAATTGAGCACCGTTTAGCTCCATCCGAGGAAGTAGTTGTGACTCGTCAATCTTTTGTGGAATCAATCTATCAAATTTCCAGAACTGCTGTATTCTGTCGTACCACTCTGTACCAAGTGCACCAAGGGTCAGACAGTGTAGTTTTACTTTTAGTCGTATTCTAGTTTGGGCAGCTTCTTGTAAAGCCTGAATAGCAGCTGCGGATTGAATTCCAGATGGGGTTTGACCTCTTGTCACATCATGGACACCACTGATTACTTCAATGTCCATCTTCAATGTTTGCACCATGTCTTTTACATACATTGGCATGGAAGGAGGTGAATCTCTTCGTACTTCTGAACCAGGGTTCTTTCTAACAATCAACCCAGGCCTGTTAGTCAATTCACCTTTTGGAATACCAGCATTCTTATCAATAATCCACTGCATATTTGCAGTATGTTTTGCATTATCAATAATCTGGTTATACAAATCATTCGCCTGTAATTGTGGAGAGAGAAGCCATTTAACTTCACCCTCACCCCAAAACTGGAAAGGAACATTCAAATCCTTGAATAAGAAGAATGGGAATCTACCAGTACGGTACGGATTTTCTTTATCCTCCAATATTAAACCAAGTTCTGGAGCAGAAATAATAACTCTACCGTTGGGATACTTCTTTTTCTTATTCCCATTTTCATCTTCTATTATGGAATAATCCCTACACCACATCTCAAGAATTAAGACTTGGTTGTCTATCTTGGCATTCTCGTCTCTATCATTTACCAGTTCAGAATATGTAATATCTGATCCAGAAAGGAATTTTGCCTTATGCGGATACTTGTTCTTCAGCTTGTTTACATGAACATAGTCTGCATAAATGATGTACTCTGCATCTTCAACACTTGTGGCTAAAGGGTCAGGATACAGATTGAAGGGACTAACTTTTACCGGAGTAACTTCACCATCAACACCACCTTTTGCCCTATCATTATACTCATACTTCAACATGATTATGGAAGTACCAAGGACAAAAGTATAAATCGAGTTAGCTAACAACATCTCCTGTATGCCAGACCTCTCCCATTCCCAATCAAGTAGAGTATTGATATGAGAGCAATATTCCATAGCCTCTTCAGTAAATGGTCTTGCTTCAAACTGTGGGTTTTTGTCAAACAAAATAGGTCGCATACTCTCTATGGTGGCATAGATGAAGTTGCTAACGTGGTTGGTCTTGTAAGAAGGGACAGATTGGTTTTCAAATAAGCTGTTATCCCATGCATTTAAGTAAGTAAGCCACCTTGTAGTGTACGGTTCTTTAGCTATCATAGCCTCTTTGAACCTCTGCATAGTCATTGCGGCCAACTTCTTTTCTTCTTCTCCAACCTCAGTAATGATATCTTGATTTTTAGCCAGCGTACTTCACCTCTGTTATTCGGAGTATTCCTCTTTTATATCATCGCTCTCAAACAGCTCATCAATTATTTCAGGTACATCAAAAAGTTGTTTTTTTGTATATCTCGCCACGTCATCTCTGCTGATTTCCGGAAGATAATTTTCACCACGGCCTTCTAGGAAAGCTTGTAATGCAATTGCCAAAGCCATTACACAGTCATCATATTTACCTTCTTGAGCATTTGTCCTTCCTTTATCATCTATAACGTAAGAATACAATTCTTCTACAATCTCAATGTCCCACATACCAAAGAATCTCTCTCTGATGTACTCTGCCAATTTATCAATGGCAAGAGGTTTGGTTCGGGCATTGGTAGACCATCCAAGTTTTTTAGTAATCGTGTCATTAACCTTATCATAAGTTTTTGTATAGAAAAGATTGTAGTAATCTTCATTCACAATGCTTTTTAGAGTGGTAAGGCCATGGTTATTATTCTCAACCGCAACGTAAGCCTCGTTATAAAGCATTGCAAGCTTAACAATTTCCTTGCCAAACAAATCCGGGTCAGTGTGACCTCTCCATTTAGCACAAACGTTCAAGTCATTATCTAAAACAATTGCAACAGAGTAGTCTCCACTTACAAGCCCCTCAGCAACGTCAGCACCAATAACATATTGGGTATCTTTCTGTGGAGCGAGCCACATTTTGAATGGGCCTTTGTCATTCTCATTTATGGAAATAGTCTCTCTGGTGCGTAGCAAGTCGCCAACAACCTCTGGAGGTTGACACCTAAGTTCATATTCTTTAACAGATTTTAAGTTGAACTTTGGTCTACCAGATGCGATAAATGCTTCTTCTGGAGTGGCAGGATATTCCTGATGGAACATATCCAAATCTCCACCGCACTTATTTGCAATTGTTTTCCTTCTCCAATTAAGTTGTTCCCAAGTCAAGTCAAACTGTTCTTTAAGTAGCCATTCATCGGTATGAACTAATTTACCTGATGCGTCAGGATGCATATAATTGACTGACTTTATAAATTCTTCTTTTTCTTCTTCCGTTTCGAACGGGGTAGAATAACTTGGATCAGTGAACCAAGGAAAGAAGATTGGAGTAAAATCGTTTTCTCCCCTTACAGCTGCATTCCACATATCGTAGAAGTATCCACCGATACCGTTTGCAGTTGATTCCATACACACGAATGTGTTTGGCTCATCCGGCACACACTGCAATAGGGCAGTCATAGTGTTTTGAGGGTTTGGGAAGAATGCTATTTCAGAAACGTGAATGTTGTGATAGGTTCCAGATCTTGCAGTATCAGTTGTTCCTGCGGTTGCAATTGTAATTCTTGACCTTAAACCAGGATTTCTTAACTTCTCTTCATCATCAGTTGTTGGATTTTCAAACACCAACTCCTTGCCATTGGAATACTTTTTCATTGGCCTTATGGCAAGTGGACACGATTCGTAGAAAAGTCTGGACATGTTGAAGAGGTTAAGAGTT